TTGATCTGGGGTGGAGATCATAGTGTTGAAGAACTTAAACCTATACTTGCAGAAGAGTATGCAATGGTTACAAATCTTTCCTGTCCTAAATGTGAATCTTATGTAGAGGTTTACTTTCCTAACTATGACAGAGATAAAGATACCGCAGATAACGCTTCCTAGTATTGATATACCGCCAGCACCTTTTTTTACTAGGCATAAATTAGGAGGGCAGATACCAGGTTGTAATCTATTTCACAGAGATTTAGAAGTAACACGAAATCCTTCCTTGTTAATATCTGACAAGAACGGAACTATAACTAGCTGTCCAGAAGGTCAGATTCCATCATTCGATCCAATAAGATACGATCCAAATGAAATAATCTATACAGATAACACACCTACTTTTACAAACTTTCAAAAACAAGAAACTAAAACAGTTTTACCAAAACAAAAAGATAAACCAAAGAATCAAGAGCCACCACCCTGTCCAGACCTATCAAGAGTATTACCAGTTGGAAGTTTTACATCAGATTTGAGGACAGCACGAATTAAAGAGTATAAAAGAGCAGATAATGGATATGATTGCTTACCTATCATTGAAGAAGTTACTTTTCTTAGATCGGTACTACCCTCTGCTAGTACTGCTCTTAATATTATTACTATCAGTCTGTTGGCTACGGCTGGCCCTGCTCTTTTGCTACCAATAATAAAATCTGTAAGTAAGACTGTGTTTAAAAAGATCTTAGCCAAATTTAATAAAGAGAAAGAAAAGTAATATTGTTACGGATTGGAAACTTACTGACAGTGACGTCATTACCATGCTATATTCATAGGACACTCAATTATTATTCTTATGAGAAGCAAATTTGAATCCAGAACAACAAACATTCTTGACGAAAAAGATCGTTTGTATATTAATTACGATGAATTTGATGACAGAATCCATTTCAGTTTTCACGATTCCAGAGAAAGCGTTGCAGAATACCAAATGTCATCGTATTTCTTCCTTAAATTTTTAAGTTTATCTATTGAAGATTTTGACAATACTCAGCTTGAAATTTTAAAAAAAATTAGTTCTGCTCTTTTTACACAAATAAAAAAAATAGAATTAAAAAATAATTTAGATCAAGATGCCGTAGATTCTTCTGAGGCAGCATGAAAACAAATTTACTTGTAAATAATCTGGTTAAAATCGACAAAAAACAAGATTATTCAAATGTCTCAATTAGTATTGAAACTATAGACAAAATAAAAGCTTCACAGTATTTAGATAAAAACTTTAAATTTAATAGAATTATTTCAAGAAAATCTATTGATAATTACGCTTCTCAAATGAGAAATGGAGATTGGGTTTTATCCTGGGACGCTATTGCTTTTAATACAAAAGGTGAGCTTATTAATGGTCAGCATCGTTTAAGTGGTGTTATAGAGGCCAATACAGATTGTGAGTTTTTTGTTATCAGAGACTTACCACATAAAACAGCACAATATTCTGATAATGGTAAAAAACGAACTCAATCAGAAAGAATTACTATTGCTGGCACTCCTATGCACTCTAAATCTTGTAGTGCTATAAAAAATGCTTTTACAGATTTTAAAGGTAAAGGATTAGGTCAAGCGTTATATGCTCATACACGATTTGATTCTGATATTTCAAGGATTTACAAAAAACATAGTAAATTTTTTGAAATGTTAGAAGATAAAGGGTATATCAGAAACAAGCAATCTACTGTATTTTTAATTTCAGCAGCTTTTAAGATTTTTTTAGAGCTTACTCATTCAGAACATAAACATAGTTGGGAAGATGCTTTTACTAGGGCAACATTTTTTATGCAACTTGTGAATCATGGTTATTCTGATGAATACATGATAGATAATGAAACTGATTTATCTCCACTTAAATTAAAAGAATTTTTAGAAACAAGAAAATCCCGACATTTAAGCACAGCAGATATGAAAAGTTATAAAGCTTATATAATTACAGCACATCAATTTATGTTGTATAAAGTCAATAAAGTTTTAAGAATTGATAGGCAACATAGTATTGATCCATTTCCCTCTGTAGATACTTACAAAGCCACAAATGATTTTTGTAAAACTTATAAGACTGAAATGGCTTTATAATTTAATTAACAGCAATTTACCAATGAATCAAAACTTACATCGTTTATCAATTCAAATTACAAAAAAACAATATGCTTTATTAAAGCAACATTCTGGACCAGGTACATCTATTTCTTCTATTATCAGACAATCTTTAGATGCACACTTTGGAGATGCTGAACAAATACTTGGAGAGCAAACTATTGAATCAGCAAAATACGAAGAGTTTGAAAAGTATATGATTAATAGAGAGAAAGCTGGTTTGGTTACAAATACACCTGATGCAAGTTGTTTGCTGTAATTATTGATATAATAAAAATGGTTTCTCTGGTATGGAACTGTTAGGAAATAGGTAGGCTTACGGAAAGGGCTTACCTATTTTTTTGTCTCTAATTTATGTGTATGTGGTAATACTTGATTTGGAATCGTAGTTAAAACGACATTCTTACAGCTAACAGCATCTTCTCCTACAAACTTAACACCGAGTTTCAGTTGCTCTGCACATACCTTAAGTCTTGTCAGATTGGCTTCAAGTTTAGCCTTTGTTAACGCAAACTCCTGTCCTTTAATATTTGCTTCTGCTGCTCTTAAGCACATATCGTTAAATCTTTTACCCAATGGAACTTGTATTTGAAGTGTAAGCCCATAAGAAAAGTTATGTGTAGTCTGTTCTATTCTTGGCTGTTCTGAAGTGTATAAGATGCGACCAGGATTAATAAGATTACCGTCAACATCTTCTGAAAGATCGTAAATATTGGTTCTGGTTGATGTAATTCTTGGACTGCTATAATTTTCTCCTTTAGTGATAAAGGGATTGATAGCAAGAGTTGGAAGTTGACATTGAATACCATTTGAAAACCTATGAGTTGGGAATGTGCCCGACACATTATTTATCCCTTGATTGATAACCGTTCCTGATGATGAGGCCGATGGGGAGCTAACAACATTGGCCTTTACTGGAGTCAGGCCACATAAAATTATTGCGAGAAAATACTTAAACTGGTACTTTGACTTTCTATATTTATAGTTCTTTGAATCGTGCTTGTTGCGTCCAACCCAGGTGCTAAAAAGTTCTCCGTTATAGAAAATGCTTCTCCAGGATTTTGTACCTCCCATTGTGGTTTTGTATTTAGTTCTGGTGTTACCCATTTAAAGGACACCCCATTAATAGTTTGCGTATTTGTATAAGTTGCATCAGGTGAAATAACTGTACCTTCCACTGGTTGTACGTTAGTGCCCTGCATTGAATATGAATACCCTGTCCTATAATTTTCTGTAACAATTGTCTCAACAATAATTTGTTTGCTGGAAGTAGTAGTTTCAATTTGGCCTGTAGTGAAGGCTGGAGTAATACTTCCTGCTTTTGCACTAGGTATTGCAATGAATAGAAGTACAAACCATTTCATTAATCAATTTCTAACTTAATTGTGTTAGACATTTGTGCGGTAACACCTGCTCCTGTATCTGAAAGGTTTACAGTCATAGCTCCATCACTTGCCATTGTTATGGCTGTTGTACCGATATCTCCTCCACTAACTGTTGTTGTATCTCCAAAGATGGGTAGTGCTGGAACGACACCATTAGTAACTGTAGTACTTGAAGTTGGTATCGCATCACCTTGTATAAAGGTTTCAGACACAGACCATGCATCTCCTACTGTGGTAACAGCATAGGTAGTTGTTGAATCTATGGTTGGAACACCATTTGTAATCTGGGCATCTGTCAGGTCTAACGTACCAATAGCATTAGCAGTCTCATTAGCAGTTGGAGTGACATTTGTGCCAGATGCAGAGAAAGTTGTACCAACACGATTTGCTGTGGACGAAGCTCCCACTGTGCTGACAGATACTACGTTCTGGATTTGGTGACTGATGTCTGCTAGAACAGGAGATCCAGAAACAAAAAATAAAAATGGTAGAAGTTTTTTAATCATGTGTTGCCGATACCTACTTTAGTGTCTTTGTTGTCTTGTATATTTAGTTTACCTTTCGCCTTCTTGCTGTCGTTGTTTTTCTTAATATTCAAGCCGTACTGTGCGGTTACAGCCGAAAGCAATCCAGCAGCGAA